ACTTTCCTCTTTTGGTTGTTTACAGTGCGCACTATACAGCCTTTTTCCAAAAAGTCAAGAACTAAAAGCGCTTATATAACAATGACTTATAAATAGTAACAAAATCAAGGAGTTACCAATGGCCGATGATACTTCATATGCTGAATCAGCTCAAGCACTATTTTGTGCTATGGCGGACTATTTAGGCAAAACAGAAACAACAAAGCTAATGGATATAAAAAAGTATCCAGATCTCGATTCCTTAATGGAAAACAATACACTTAAAAAAGCTATGGATAAATCATATCCTCGAATCTATGCCCACTATAAAGGTGGTGCTAAATTTTCATTAGATCAAATAACAGAATGGTTGGGCGACCCCAAAAATAAAAAATGGTATACTTCTACAGTTCTAATCGCCAAGAAGATGATGGAAGAGATATCCTCAATAGATTCAGACTTTAAAGACATTGAGTCTGCAGACTTTCAGAATTTATATTATTTTAGAGGTGATGATGAAGTAATGACCAACATAGAAGCACTTTTTAAAATAGCAAATGAGGCTGATGTGGTTGCAGTAGGAGGCACCATGAAGTTCGGTGACGTTAATAAATGGTCGCCTGCTGATATATACTTTGGTAGCAAAAAAGCTAAAAGTACAATAAAAGCAACAATAAAAGAATACAACACACCAAAAAGTAAAAAGGCTTTTAGTTTTACACTGTTAAATGGTATGATAGGTGATCTTATTGATTCCGGTGATTTACTACCGCTATCACTGAAACAGGCTGCTAGTTCAGTAACCATTAAAGAAGTCAACTTTGTGAGATCAGATGAAGAAAAATATATAAACAGCTTGAAAATAAAAGATATCGTCTGGACTCCTTATAAAGTATTGCCTTTTGAAAAATGGAAGGCCACACCAAAAAAACAGGCAAGGGACTTACAAGTAAAAATATCGGTGGGTCCGGTTACTGGCACATTAAAGTTTAGACATGATCCTTCAAGTAAGAAATACGCGGCAGAGTATATACCTGATAGAGGTAACGCTAGAGAAGGGCAGATAGGTTCAGCTGATCTTATATCTAAGGTTATGGAAACCTTAGATACAACTGCTGCCGCTAAGTTCAAACGTGAATATGATAAAGCATTCTTAAAATTTAAAGATGAGATGAAAACTTTGACTCCACAAAAACAAGCATTATCTAAAATTAACCCTGGAAAATATAACAAATTCAATTGGGCAAGAGGTAATGTGAGTGCAACAACAATAATGGCAGCGACTGGTCCTGTGCTAATGGAATTTTTTAAAAGCAAAAACGGATTGAAGTTTGCAAAATTAGTATTTGAATATAGCACATCCAGATCTATCGCTTCAGGAAAATTTGTAATAGCCAAGTAATGAAGTCTTATTTTATTTTCAACACCAGAGATGGCTACTATCTAGTAGAAGCAAAGGACGTAGAGAGTGTTCCTAAACCTAGGGAGCTTGTCCGTCGTGCCAATGCTGTTGAAGTGTTGCGTGAGTATGCTGAGAAGGAAGGTATAGAGTTTTCTACTGACAAAGCACGTAAGCGTAGTAAACACACACAGGAGACAAAGGATAAGATCAGTGCTGCTGTCAAAGCCAATCATGGACACAAGAATGGTTTGAAAGAATCACACCGCCTAAAGATCAAAAAAAGTAGAACAGGACAAAACAGAGGCACTGATAATAACTTTTGGAATAGGAAACATTCCTATACTACAAAACTAAAAATGTCTAAGTCTAGATTAGCAAGAGGCAAATACAAATATATTTGTAACCCTCAGGGTTACACTGCTATACCAGAGAATGATCCTGTGCCTGAGGGTTATCAATTAGGTAAGTTCTACGATCCGTATAAACCAAATTAGATCGTATACTCAAAGTTATACGATTCTTCATTTTCCTGTATTAGAATAGCACCGTTTTTTGTGTGAAATCTTCTAGCCATTACTGTTTTAGGTGACATTGTTACTACTCTAGGTTTATTCTGTCCCGTTCTTCTAATTTCTTTTCTAATATTTTCTATCAAACCAGCTATCAATGTTCTTCCAGCGCCAGGTGCATATGACCAAATAGTATAAGGTACCATAAAATACTCTTTGTTATTTTTTCCGTATGCTATTTGTTCAAGCTCATCCTCATTTTTAGGTATGAAATAACCATTAGCTACACAAATTATAGCTTTAATATCGTTACCATCTACAAGTGAATACGAACGTCTACCAAGACTAGAACAACATCTAAATTCTGCCGTTATATTAGGTCTAACTTTATCATCTTTTATGTAAGACTCTAATTGTTCTGCAAGCATCTCTTTTATTTGCATAATAACAACCTAGTATATTTTTATAATATGATACACTACTGGCTCTATGAATTTCAATTCGTGTACTCTATTTTCCAAATCAATCCAAACAAAATGTTTCGGTGAATGTTTTGTAATCTTTTTAGCAGGAAAGGATTTTTCAACGGAACCTTCTGTTACGGTACCATCCGGTGAAGTAATCTTTTGCCCTGGATAAAAAATGTTTAGTAGATACTCCTCTCTCCAGAGTTTTATCCACCAGTCATGCAGCTTTCTTAGCATTCTTTCTAGTCCTCTTCTTAACTACCTTATTGTATTCAGTTATACCTATTAAAGGTAATACCTTTTCCAATTCGGGGTATAGCTCTAAGAGTGTCCCATCTTTAACTGCTGTGAGTATTTTTGCTTCTTTATGATGAATAGCTTCCAAGGTATTGATCCACTGTTGCTCACGCTTGACAGGAGACAGTGCGTTCATATTACTACCAGGAGTAGTAAATCCTATTACCCTACGCCATTCTAACACCAGTGTAGTTTGTCCCATACCTTCAGGAATATCTTCCTGAAGTTTAGTTAAATCAGGCATACCCTCAGGTAAATTCCAATCTGGTTTTTCTGCACCCACACCCATCCTAACAATGGGAACTACCGGTTGACATTCTCTGGCCCATTCTTTCAATCTTTCAGCTTTATCTTTAGCTGATGCTGCTTTGAATACCCAAGTAAATCCTTCATCTATCTGTCTAAATTTTTGTGCCATTAGAAATCTCCAATACAATCCATCATGTTTTTCATTTTGTTCTTGATAAAAAAGTTTAGCAACCCACTTTTATCTCTACCTTTTTGTAATTCGTAACTATTTATAATGTTATCTTTAATCTCCTGAGGAGTTTGTGTGAGGTCAACAAGCATACGATTACGATTGTATCCGTGTGACATATCAGCCGTAACCCATTCCTCAGGCGGCTTAGACTTCCACTCTGCAAGTAAATGCTTACGTATAGGTTTCTGCCTAATGCCTTCTACAAAACAATCATCAGGTGATAACATATTAGGAATGCCGTCACCCTTATCTCCTGTAATAATATGTTCCATCAGGACTTCATCTGCAGGACCTTTAATTTTAATCCACTTCTTAAATGCAGGTGCAAACTGTTTCACGTTGTCCCATTTCTGTAACTGATTGAAGTCATGGTCACCACTGATAATAAGAAAAGGTACGGATGTTGGGTCACCAAACAACTGGTCAGGTTCTCCTAATTTCTGACTATGTTCAGCAAGGGTACCGATAACATCATCGGCTTCTGCACCGGCTACATCAATAACAGGATATGGGAATACTTCATCCAATTCTCCTTTTATGATATTTAGAGCTTCAAATATAGCATTCCAGTCAAAATCAGACTTTTCCCTGTCTTTCTTACGGTGTGCTTTATAGTATGGAAATATACCACGTCTCCAATAATGTCTATTATCGCAAGCAATAACAAGATCACCAAACTCGTTACCAAACCTAACTTTATAGGAACGCAAGGTATTGATTATCATATGGCGTAATAGGTCTACCTGTACATCTACTCCGCCACGATGACCAATCTCAGCCATAAAATTTGCTATAGCAACTTGATTAAAATCTACTACAATTAATCCCTTTCTCATTTGATTACCCTCAGCAAAATCATTGTTGCTTGTACACGGGATTTGGCTGGAAACTTCTTGCCTCGTATCTTATCCATGAATCCGTGTAAGCCATTCTTACGACATTCCATGAAAGACTTAACTAGCTCTTCCTTACGGACTGTCTTTTCATATGATTTACCAAGGGAGTAATTGTCAATAACTGTACCTTTAACACCCAAAGTGTTAGCATACTCTGACGCATACACACCAATACGCTTACGCTTAATGTCATACACCCATACCTCACTAGCGCCTATGATCTCAACAGGATCAATTGACTTATATTCCTCGTGCTGTTTGGTGTACTTCAACCTACGTACAAGTTTATTCTTGTCAACAGGACGCTTACGTCTGATACGTGTAATCTTTTTAGCCTGCTTAGTTTCCATGAGGCCTGTAGTAATACCATCAAAGAAAGCTAGCAAGTGTTTAAGTGTAGCTCTTTTAACGTGTGAGTACCCTTCTGCTAACTGCTCGTCTGTTCCCTCAGCGAGTTCTCTAAACTCCATAGCAAACTCATCTACAATAGTAACAGCTTGACCTGTCTCAGCATTGTTGAGTTTGAATGATTCTACAAAATCCTTGTAGTTTGTCATCTGTGTGCCATGAATGATGCGTTCAATAGAATCGTCTACACCTATAGCAAACTGATTGAGATTCTCTCGTATGTTTACAACTTTGGGTTTTTCTTCCTTTTGTTCTATATAGGAAGATGCTTTTGACAGCCAAACATCTTTCTGCTGTAGCATGAAGTTTAAGGTAGATTCTGTCAACCAACCCAACTTGTTCCAGCAGTAGAAATATTTAGCAACCGGATGGAAAGCAGTATCAGGCAGGGTTAGGATTTTAGATACAGTATCTTTATCCCAATTTACCTTCGCCCACTTCTTAAAATGTACGACACCTGCCTTGTCTTGTATCTCATAGTGTGCGAAATACAGACAGTAGTGCAGTGCTTTTTCTCGTTCTGTTTCATCGGTGAGCAACTTAAATTCTGCCCACTTAGGTTCTGGTAACACATATGTGCTACGTGTTCGTTTTGCTTTTGCCATGGAAGGACTCCTTCATTATCTCATCTATAATTATAAGACAAAATAATGAAGAAGTCAAGTGTTTTTTTATAAAACTTTAAAATCTATGATTTTATCGTGCTTGATAGTTCTCCAGCCATTGTTTACAGTGTCAAAAACTGTAAAACAACCTTGTGGCGGAGTCTTTTGTCCTTTTACGGTGGGTACCACTGATTCTTCCAGGGTGCAGGTCAAGTTACGGATAGAACCGTCAACTTTTTGAAAGGTAAATTGACAACTTCCGGCAACTAAATAACTTTTTACTTCGGAGTGCCAAGACTCTTCATTTCTGCGGGGGTGAAATTGTGTTACATTAGGCATCATTTTTTCCTTTTTTATCTATTAACCAACTCAATTTGCTTCTTAAACTTCTGTCTAAACGATTAAACTGTTCCACTTCTGTATCAGTCAAATCAGACACGCCATCACCATCTATATCAGGATCAATACCAAAATCTTCTGGTTCAGGCTCTACATTATCAATTGTGACAAAGGATATTTGTTCACCTCTACGTTGTAATAATGACTGGTTGGCCGCTATCACAAGTAAAATTGCTAATGGGTCAAACACTAACACTATTAATATTACTACAATTCGTACCGTGTTGTCAAGCATTTCTTCAGGATTTTCATATATAAGTGCCGCAATGTATTTTACCGGGCCAACTTCTGCTTCTTGCTGTAATGCCGTCTGTCTAAGTGGCCGTAAATCATCCTCAAGTGATTCAATATTCTGAATTGCCTGCTCAATAGAAGCATTGAGTCCTTGTCTTTCTTCTGCCTGTGAAGCTCTAACGGCCAATGCACCATCAGGGCCTCGTATCCTATCGTAGTCTTGGAGAATTTGTACAGAGGCATCTAAACTAGTAATGACATTCTCAGCATCCGTGATGACACGCCTCTCGTTGCCTATTCTCCTTTCAATGCTCTCTATCTGTAGAGCATTGTCGCCACCCATTGTAATAGTTTGTTCAATATGTGCTTTAGATAGGAACCCATAGATTCCCATACTTGTAATAAATGATAACACAATTACAGATAAAGTCAAGTAGACCTTATGTAACAACTTTGCTGTTTGCCAGTTCCGGTATACCCAGGATGCTGTGACTAGTTTAGCTACCTCAAGTACCACACCCATAGTTAGAATAGGTACAGGCACTCCTGGAAAGATTGCCATGAGACCTACAATTGAAAACCACCCTGCTACTACAGATACAGAAAGTGCTGATAATATCAATAGTGATATGAAGAACATTTAGGTTTCCACTCTTTAGGAACAAAATCAGCCAATGGCTCTTTGTTCAGTCTTATGTTTAGCATGGAGTTTAGACATTTCGGATCGTGACGTTGTTGCCACTGTAATAGAAACTCCTGCATCTTAGCATGAGACTTCTTCTCAAACTCAGCAATAGTTTCCTTTGTAAGTTCACCCTCATATTCTGTAACATACTTAGAACTACCATAATATTTTTCATAAAGCCTCTGTGTTTTGCCAGAGTATCCTATATAATAATTACCATTAGGAAAATATGTGCAATAAACTCTATGGATTTGTTTCTCTTTCGGTTTCCGTGTTTTCTTCCTGGGCATCAAGTGTATCCTCATCATTAGATACACTATTTATATCCTTATTTTTACCGAAAATATTTTCCCAGTTTTCGTTGTATTTGGATTGATCTACTTTTCTAAACCAATCACCTTTCCCACCGTGCCATTTTCCTGACATGATCAATCATCCTCAAAATCCAGTTCATCTACAAAAAGTCTTTCTGCACAAAACACACAAAAGAGTGGTTCGTCAATATTATCGTCCTGGTCATAGGTAACCGTGAATTCGCCACCACAACGCTCACAATAATTTTCTATTCTTTTTTTATTTGACATACTTCTATTCCTGCCTCTTGTAAAAAATTATATCCGCTTCCCTTTGAAGCGTTGTATTCATTTATATAGTACACTTGAGAAATGCCTGCCTGATAAATGAGTTTAGCACATTCAATACAGGGATAGTGTGTTACAAATAATGTAGCACCTTCACTAGAATCTGTTGACTTGCACAACTTCATCAGGGCATTTGCCTCTGCGTGTAATACTTCTGGTTTAGTTCTCAAATACTTTTGATTAAACGTGAGTGTATAATCTAAATCTTCTGTTGATGTTTCGCACTCGTTGCTCCAACCAGAGGGCATACCATTGTAACCAATAGAAAGTATCCTGTTGTCTTTTACAATGACACACCCTACTTGTAGTTTCTTTGCTGTAGATAGTTTTGCTGTTTCTTCTGCTATCTTAGCGTAATACTGTAGCCATTTTAGGCCCATATTTCATCCCAGGTACCTGTTGTGGCACCACGTGCATAGTCTGTTGCTCTGTTCTCAAAAAAGTTTGTGTGAGTAGGAGCATTAATCATAGACTCAACCCACAGCAAAGGATTCTTTTTCGCTTTGAAAATACCTTTGAGTCCCAGAGTAATCAGTCGTCTGTCACAAATATATCGAATGTATTTTTTAACATCATCACTAGTCAGGCCTTCCATCGGACCCATAGCAAATGCTAGGTCAATAAACTTGTCCTCAAGCTCTACCATCTTTTCAGCAATAGTGTATATCTTTCCTTTGAGGTCGTCATTCCAAATGTCAATATTCTCGTTCACATACTCACGGAACAATTTAATCATATTCTCAGCGTGTAATGTTTCATCTACAATTGACCACGTAACAATCTGTCCCATGCCCTTCATCTTACCATGTCGTGGGAAGTTCAAC